TTCATGGCCAGAGTAGTACCGATAGCTACGCCAGCTACAAGAAGGGCATTGCCTAGAGCTGCTGCAGGGGGGAAGAAAAAAGATACAGTGGCAATCGCCGCGATAATTACTATCTGGGCAAATATCTGCCCAGCATCTTCTTTTAGTTTAGGAGTTATTAATACTGTGTCTTCTTTTTTGAGGGCTACTTTATCCCATAGAGTGCCTTCAATTATGTGGCCATTAACTACGGCATTGAAGACTTCTTCTAACTTGAATTCTTTTAAAGGGACTTCTTTTGTAGCTCTCTCTACTGCTACTTTTAGTAGTTCCCCATCCTCAATATCTATCTCTCTGTCTGAATCTTTTTTATTAAAAGAGAGCTTTAACTTAATCATTTCCTAGCTCCCTGTGTCTGTAGAACCCATCTACCATCTTAGAGTACTTTGCTAGAGACTCCATTCCTGATCCGACTTTCTTCATGGAGTGGATTATCTTTCCTTCTCCTATGTAGATAGCCATGTGGCTGGAATACCCAAAAAGTTTTATTATTACGAGGTCCCCAAATTCTGGTTTCTCCACTTGAATGAAGTCTCCCTTGTTCGTAATCACTAGGCTCTCGATATCTTTCCTACTGGGGACCGGGCCTTCAAAGTAGTTCTTTAACTCTAGGCCATAGATATCTAAATAAAATTCCTTTGCTAGATCAAAGCAATTATATCTCTCATACTCTCTTCCAATATATTTGCTTAGGTCCATTAGAACATCCCCGGATACGCAATTGGAGTGTAGCGTTCACTGGTCATAGCTACAGCCAAGAAGTTATCTAAAACGATTTTTGCCGAAACCTTTGTCTTATCGTAAACGATAGATCTAATCAGAAGATCGGTTACTGACATTTGGACCACATCAGGCATGGAGGCCAAGATCATATCTATCTGGCAATTGATCGGGTCTGTAACAGTTCTTAGGGCCGCTATTAGCAACAGGGAAGCGTTATCAAATTCAATCTGGAAGTCTCTTGCGGATTCCCCGTCATCGGAAGGTAGTCTTATCTTCATTGGGAATGCCATGAAGACTTGCCCATTAGAAACAATGTCCTTTGAATTATTCACTAGCCTGTAGGTGAAGCTAGGCCCGGTCAGAGTAACCAGTGTTAGAAACGGGTCCTCCGATTGCTGGGCAAATATCTGCGCTTTTAATTCATTGGATAGATCATTGCTCACGGCATTAACTCCCAAGACATAGAGAGCTGGAATACTCTTCCGCCGATTGGCCTAATGATCGGGTCCTGTCCCGGAACGAATCTAAACACAGACTCCACTTCCGTAGTCGGGTCAACGAATAGAAATGGTAGGGTGCCGTTCCCCAGAGTTGTTTTATAGAATGTTTTGAATGTGGCTATATCGGTAAAGTCTAGGAGTACTTGGCAGTCGTAGCCATCCACAGCATCTGTGAAACGGCTTCTTATCTTAGCTGGCCCTACATCCATATCTGTGGCGATACGGGTGTTGCCTAGGCGGAGTTGGAATCCCGCTACGTCCAGCTTCTGCTGTAAACTTATCGGCCAAGTGTCCATTTAAGAGCCCTTCCTATTCATTCCGTAGGCGGTCTTCATTGCTGAGTCAAACTTCCCAGTGAAGATACCATCCCGTACTTTCTGAGTGATTAGAATGTCGATTGATTTCTCTCCGTTTGGACCAGTGGTTTCTCTCTTCTCCACATCAGATCCAGACTGATTAAAGATGTTTACGGTAACGGGAGTTACGCTTGCGGATACGCCTAGGTCCCCGTTACCAGATCTCTGAAGTGGGAGGATGGCTTCTGCTCCAGCCTCCCCCATCAATCCCTTCTTGCCGCCGCCGAACCTGAAGGCAGTGGGGGAGTCCACGATTCCACCTTTAGCAAACTTCTGGAGTTTGCCATCATAGAAAGCATTTCCTTTTGCGCTAGGGGTTACTGCATCTCCTGCCCCCGCCCCAACTGCTCCGCCGAGGATTCCTTGAGCTAGTGGCCTAATAATGGCCGCCCGGATAATGATTCTTGTTAGGTCATCAAGAATAGATTGAGTGAACTTCTTAAAGTTAAATTCCCCAGTCTTAATAAAATCAAAGAGGCTGTCCTCAAGCTGATTGAATGTATTCGTAATTCCCTTGGCTATGTTCTCTGACAAAGTTCCAACGCTTTGAATGTAGGAGGATGTGCCTACTATTAGCGCAGAGCCCGGAAGGAACTTCTCGCTTACTTTAATAAGCTCCTGATTGTATTCAATGAGAGAAATAGTTCCGGCTTCAAACTTAGCATTCAATTCATTTATATTAGAATTGCCAATAATCTCTTGGTACTGGCTAAGTGTGACTATTCCTTCTTTAAGCTGGCGATTTAGTCCTTCTACTCCCAATTTAGTTAGCTGGTCATTGTAGGCAAAGAGATCATTCTTTCCTTCTTTGAATTCCCTATTTATTTTATTAAGTTGAAATTCACCAAGTTTCTTATTGTACTCCGATACGGTAATGGCCCCAGCCAAGAACTCTTGATTTATCTTGGCTAGTTCGTCTCTTACTTTGCCCAGCTTCTTTTTTGTCCCCTCAGAATCTATCTGTCTCTTCTGCAGATCTCTTAAAGACTGGAGAGGGTCTGTTGGAGTTTCCTTTTTCTTGCTCTCCTCTAGAGCTATTTGGGAGCGGAGGTCAGAGGCCTGTTTTCTAAGGCTTGCTATATTGGCTCCGGTATCTCTTGTGGTATTCAATCCAGTGAAGCTATCTAGCTTCTCCCTTAAAGGAAGGAGCTTTTCTTCAATGGTCGCCGCTAGATCTAAAACTCCTGCTTGAAACTTCTTAAACAAATTGGTTAGCTTATCGAAGTTTACATATACTAGGCCAGCCACTAGGGTGAGCCCCGTAAGTACAGCTAGTATCGGGTTAGTACTAGCGAAGAGTAAGAAGGATATACGCAGCTTATCTATCCACACTATGAGAGTGGCAATGGCTCCCACCGCCACTACTGTAATTATAGAAGCTAAGTTTTCTACAGCTACTTCCATGACCTTGGCGAACTTGGCCGAAAGATCATATTTTTCATTTAGATCTTTAACCGCTATAGAAACCTTGTTCATCGCCTTGGTTAGGGTTTCTTCAAAGGTAGGTTTTAGCTCTTTGGCTTTTGTTTGCAGCTCTTCAAAGTGCTTTATGAGAAGCCCCGTTACAGTGGAGGCTTTAATCATCCCGGCTTCAGCGGCTTTGAATATATCTTGTTTGAATTCTTTACGAAGAATGCCTGCTAGAACCCCGTTCTGTTCCAAGACAGATCTAAGTTCTTGTCCCCGTACTTCTCCGGAGGAGAAGGCCTGCCCCAACTGAATCAAAGTGTTTGTAGTTTCCTGCACACCAGATCCAGATATTCGGAAGGTGTTTATCAGTCCTTCAGAGAGGGCAATCAGCTCGCTAGCTTTAGGGTTTACGTTACTCAAAGCAACAGCAAAGCGGTTGTATACGTTACCCACATCTGTGAGAGATCTGTTCGTCCTATCAGCAAGTTCCGATAGCTTCTGGAAGGTAGCCCCGGTCTCTTCTCCCGCCTGTGCGGTGAGCCTCAATCTGGCGGATAGGTTCTGCATGTTGTCGGCCATTTGAACAACTTCGCGAACACCTAAATAGCCCACAAATCCGGTGAAGGCATTAGTAAGGAAAGACATATTGCCAGCAAGAGACTTTACGTTCTTGTTAAGGCCGCCCATGGACTTGGCCATGTCATCCAGTGCGGACTTTACCCCCGGGGCGTCTACTTTGATTAGTATTCTTCTGGTTTCTGTTGGTGGCATTATCTCCCCCGCCCTTTGCTTTCTTTGGCGGAGGGGTGTCCTCAGCCGCATTCAGCTCTAGGAACACATTGTCCAGACGCCGAATGATATAGGCAAATTCATCAAAGTCGCTTAATTCAAATATTCTAAAGTATTCGACTATCGCGGTAAAGGGAATCGGTCCAATCGACATTCCCACCTGGCGGGCGGTAGAAAGTTCTTCGAAGGCATCGAAATAGAATTGGAAGCCTTCAATAGAAGGCTCCTCATCTTCGGGCTTTAAAAAGCCCCTTTCTTGGAGATCGAAGTATATTCCGGATTTAAGTTGTTTGCGCCATTTGAAAGTCCAACGTAAATGACGCTCTAGGAGTTTCCCAAGTCTTCCCTGTAATTGTTAAAGTCATTGGCATGAGCCCAGAGGGAATCGAATAGCTTAGGGAGGCGCTTAAATAGGGTCAGAGCGTTATCCTTGTTACACTCTACAGGCTTCCCATCCATCTCAATCCCGGTCCAAGACACTAGGCAAGTGTCGATAAACAACTTCATTGTGATCTCGTCGCCTTTGGCTGGGTCCAAGGTTCCCAATTCTACTTGGCGGGCATAAGGCTTGTAGTACTTGGCCATGGCCGCTTTTACTTTTGGATTGGCATTAGAGAAGTGCCGTACCCGGAAAGATGTTTTTTCGTCAATGGCGAAATCAATCCCCTCTTCTTCGAGTACTTTGTCGGTCTTAAAAAGTTTGTCCAAATTTGTCGTAGACATAATGCCCCCTATAGATTTCCTAGTTGTTCACAATGTCCCAGATACTAGTTCCCATGGCAATACAAAAAAACGCCCACAGTTTCCTGTGGGCGCTACGAGGTAGTGACGTTTGCTATAGGAGTCTATGACCTTGCCTATTGATCTTAGCTAGGCGCTCTGTAAATCGCAAGGGCCGATTCTCCGCTAGCTCCCACCTTGGCCACTCCAGTCATGTCAATGGAGATCTCTTGGTTCTGGCCAGCGCTCTGTGGGTCATCAAAAGATACCTGGAGAGCTGGGATATAGAAGCCATAGAAGCCATCGGTGTTCTCAACCATGAAGCCAAGAGCAAAGGGAGCCTGAGATAGCTTGCGAGCAAGAAGGTCCCAGTTCCCATCCTTCAAGTAGGAGGATAGTTCCACCCCTACCTGGGCAGTTCCAGGAGAGTAGTTCTCTGGAGCCACGCGGCCAATGCAGTTCTGTGTGGTTAGGTTGTTGTTCAAAGAGATGTTTACATTCTGCAAGCAGAATGCATCCTGAGCCCAAGAACCAGTTACATCGGTAGCAATGAAGGGCATGTCTACAGAGCCGTTCATTGTGTTCGTAGTAGCTGCGTCCTGGAAATACTCAAGGTAGCTGGCAAACTCTGAATCTAGGTCAGCGTTATCGTAGTCATTGCCTTGGGTCTCGAAAGATCCGTTAATGAGAGATCCGTATTCTACGTTAAGCTCCATTTGGGAAACCAAGCATCCACGGTAGATAAGGGCTTTGTCTGTAAGATCCAAGAAAGTCTTTTCTACAGTGAGAGATTTCTTAGTGGTGCCAATCGTGAGCTTATCGCAGATCTGGTAGGAAGCGGCTTCTGCAGCAGCAGTCACCATTCCGGTGGGATGTGCGAAGGTAACTTCAAGAGCAGTTACTGCAGTCGCCATCACAACTTTATTGTTTGCAGCAACAGCGAAGTTCGAGAGCTGGATGAAGTCTCCAACTTGAACACCTTCATCTACGAAACTTCCAACAGCGCGGATAAGTTTCTTAGTGGTTAGGTTCAAAGAGAAAGTCCCGTTAACGATAGCAGTAGAAACCCATGCATTGAACATGGCGCTTTCTAGGAAGTCTTCAATAGCTTCTTCTTTAGCTAGTTCAAAACTGTGTCCGCCGTTAACCGTCAATCCCGTAACAACTTGTCCGGAAGCTTGGCGGTCGGTGCGGATTTGCGCCGACTCCGTTGTCTCAGGAGTGCCAGAATATTGCTCTGAAACAAAGCGGGCAGTCTTAAATGAACCGGAGCCGCTGGCTAGGTTCGTTGCTGCGGAGGCAAGCTGAGTATTTCCGCCTGCTCCCGTAATTGCTTTTGTCACAAGAGCCATAGCTGCTGCGCTGCCAGCAATCGCGGCATTGATTTGGGTCGCAGTAGATACGCCATCTTCCATCGAAACGGAGATCAAAGTTCCCGTTACAGTTACTACTTCGGCTCCAGCAGTTCCCGTATCAAGATACTCAATCGAAATATCGTTACCTTCTTCGCCGCCATTTACTGCCGTGTAGGTAATGTCCTGTTCGACCAGGAAGGCTTTCACTGCAGCAGGAGTAACCCCGTAATTTAGCTCTTTTTTATATCCCAAGCGGACTAGATTAGATGAAGACATGCTTACTCCTTAGGCTCCCAAATTGTTGTCGCGGTGATAACTTACAGTAATACTACCAGAGACGTAGCCACCATCAAAAGATAGTGTGGACCCGGCTCCAAAGTTCACAGGAGTTACTCCCTCAATTACGATTGAATCTATTCTGAGTCCACGGAACAGATTTCGCAAGACTTCTCCGCGGGCAAGGATAGAATCCCCCACCCCAAGTTTGGCTTCAGCGCAAACGTGTAAAATAATAGATCCGATTTCACGGTACAGGCCTTGGTCATTAGTGGCCGCAAGGGATACCGGAATCTCATCATCTCCAATAAATTCTATGCCCAGCCACGGAGCGTCAGGCTGTACGTCTGCCTCGGTTAACATCTCATTAAACTCCGCGTACTGGGAGGAGATATCTACCACCGTCTCACTTGGGGCAGAAGTGGCTAGGAAATCTTTTATTGCTGTACGAACTACTGAGCTAGACATTTTAAATGGTTCCTCTCTCTTGTACAGATATCACTATCGTAGGATATAGGTACGGTCTTCCCGCAGAATTCTTTCCCTTCCTGCCGCTCTTAAAAGTTTGAGTTAGGCCCAAACTACTACCTGGCAAGAAGGTAAATCTTATAATTGAATTTCGTTTATATTTAGATCTTATGGCCCTAGCCGTTAAGAAGTATGTGCCATTAGGAACTAAAATCGTCCCGGTCCTTTTGCTATTTTTATTTTTGCTGCGATCTAGGCTTCTGCGATTGCTTCTCTGGGCAGTGACTCCTAGTCTCTCCAGTTTACGGGCATAGGGCTGGATATTAACTATACGGATTATATCTTTGTCTTCCAGCTTCGGGCTTGAAGCTAGCCAAGACTCTAAAGATTGGAGGTCTATGGCTACTTGCTTTCCATTCAGGAAGACGTAATGACTGGATTTATATCTCCCGGTCAATACTTTAGATCTATAGAGAAGTGCATTGTATGTTTCTAGAAGAATATCTTTTACATTCTGGCGGGCTGTGAATTCTATCTGCCCGAGTGGATGCACATTCTCCACTCTTCTCCCTGGTTTACCATCTACTGTCACTACTGGGTTCTTGTCGAACCCCTTCGCTTGCTCTTCTTTTAGAATTAAATCGGAGGTAATTATCAAAGCAGATCTGGTCCACTCTAGAAGTTCTTGTAGTGTCAATTCTCCGTTGAGGTCGGAGCCTATGGAGTACTGTGGTTTCTTCCTTCCAGCCTCTCTAACAGAAATGGAGACTTCGAAGTTAGGCATTACTCCGCCCGCACCCTAAATCCCATTATAGCCCCGCCGAGATCCACGGCTTCCATGATCTCGTCTATGGTCATTGAGCCATAAACAGAATCTACTAACTTGTCCCCGCGCTTTAGCAGCGGGGACCAGAGTTGATAGGTCTGTGCTACTGAGATTGTTACTGGGTCAGAGCTGGCATCTAGAAGAGTTGCCGAATCGGTGGGGACTAGAATCAGAGGAGCCGCGGAGAATCCGGCGAACACTACTGTAAGCCCAGCGGCTATGCTCCCGGTAACTAGAACTTGAGATAGGCCAGCAAGAAGTCTTAGAGCAGTCTGAATGGTAGCAGCAGAGGCATTGAAGGCCAGGGCGGAAGTATCGTTGCCATTGTAGGATAGCTTAAAGGTGCCTGCTGTCGGGGTCTCCACAAATGTAATTGATTGGGAGAACTGCCCAAGCATGGTGTCGATTGGGATAATAAATTCTCTCCCGTGGATTACGGTACTCTCTGGCCCGCGAAGGAATCTAAAGTAGTTGGAGGGAGTTATCCTACAGGGGGAATATATGTCTGGATTGCCTGGGCGTCTAAGCTGCCCATCTCTCCCATGAAGTTTTGTGAGGGAGTTGAATGCCGACTTAAGCATTTATACCTCTTCCACGTATTCTAGTTTCCCGCTTCCAACTACAGATCTCTCAGATCTCCAGTCATCTAGTACGTTCACGTTCTTGCCGAGAATGGTTCCGTAGGCGGAAGATCTTTCGTTGTTGGATAGGGAGTAGTCGAAGTCAATAGAGATAGCTCCGGGAATAGATATGCGCTGCACATCGCTGCCGAAGTTTAGATCTACTCCGCTGGTCTTCTTGTTGTAACGCTCGCCAACTACGCTATCCAATACGGAGAGAATAGGGGTCGGGCAAGTTGCGTATCCTGCCGTATATTCCACTACCGTCTCATCTGCTCCGAAGAAGTACTTCCCCTTGAGGCTTTTAACTATCCCGGTAGGGCCATGGAGCCTGTAGGTGAGAGGGTCCACTACTTCCCCATCTTCCTCAATCGAGGTTAGGGCTGTAACAGGGAAATGATAAAGCTCAATGTTTCTAAGGCCTTGGGATTCATCTCTGTAATAAGTTTGCACGTAGTCGGCAGAGAGGAATTTGCGTCTGCAGTAGGCTTCAATAACG